CGCACCATGACTGCTTATCTTCGTTGTCCATAGAGTTCCTCCAGACACAGCTCGGCTTTTTCCCTTTTGCAAGATACAGGCATATGATTCGTTACATCACTTAGCCTTGGCGTATCTAGATCTTACGATCCGGTACTCATGTGCTTTCGCTTTCCTATCTAGGCGCTACCCTAGACAACCCACTTGGGTCTTCTGCATTTATGGGACGTGAATCGGGTCAAGCCGTCAGACCTACAATCTGTTCACGGATTATCGCTATATGGATTGGAGGCACGATTAAGCCCCACTTTCCATCGGCGAAAAGTAGTTGAAGTTAGATTCAAATGGTGGGAAAATTGAACCGTGTCGGTTTGCGCTCGGTTCTAATTGACCCTTACTCAAATCGGCCTTCAGGGACTGCTAATCCCGCCGACACATAAATACTACTCTACTTAGTTTCCTCAATCAACCGATTTAGATACCACTGGGCTTTCTTCAAGTCCTCTAGGGGCGCGCCTTTATACTTATGTCGATGTAGGTACTTGTGACAATTACCCAGCAGATACGCGCCGTATTCGTCACCTAGCTGCTGTTTGATGTAATCAATCGCTTCAATCTCGCCCACGTTGTAATGCGGTGGCTCGTCAACAGCTAACCACTTGACTTGATTCCACTCCTCGGGTGTTGCATCAACCATTTTCCTTCGCCCTTTTTATAACTAAACGTACATTGAATTTGTTGATAGGTTCGCCACGTCGATTGACTAAACCTTTATCTGCAAAATGCTTTGCAATTTGTAAATGATTCTTGCCTTCTTCTTTCATTTTAACCATTTGTTTGATGATTTTCTGTTCTTCAGCATTTTTCTTGATCTTCCCATCTTCCCTGTTGAACCCAAACGGCAACACACCGCCAGTGCTTAATCCTTTTTCACGTCTTTCCTGCAACGCTGCCTTAGTTAGTGCTGATGTTCTTAAAAGATGCGGTGAATGAACCTTCGCATGACAAGGCGCACAAAGATTCACCGTCTTCGTTCCACCAAGAACTCTTGGAACAACGTGATGGGCATGGTCTGCTTGAACGCCACATTCAAAGCACACCAAGTCTTTGTTTTTCGTTTTTAATTCGGGCATTAAAATCTGCCAGCATTTCACGATAATCTTTGGCGTATAGCTTAATCGGACATGACTGGCTTGCCAACATATTATCAACGTGACGTTTGCCGAACTTTTTTATCATAAACAATGTATAAACTTGTGCTGCGGTGCCGTGTTTCATCCCGTAAAGATTACACGATGGACATTGCGGCCAGACGTTATTTGAGTCGAAAGCGTAAAAACTAGACTTACCTTTAGGGACAAAGTGCCCCCCGTGAACGGTGGTATAATGCCTGACTTCCCCGCATGTCACGCACTCGCAAAAGCCATTGTCGTCTGCTTCTTCTAGCCTTCGCAAAAGCTGGAACTGTCGTAAACATTTAGCCCTGAGCGTTTCTGGCACGTTGAAACTCGCTGTCTTTTGGATTCGTTAATTGTACACCGTGATCAAGACCCCAGTGAAAAACTTGCTCCATAAAAAAGTGCATCTCGCCTTTGTCCAAAGACTTAGTAGACCTTAACTGATTAGGAATCGTCGTGCTTCCGACCACTACGTCTTCGGTTCCTAAGAACTCATTCTTCATCAACTGCTTCATTTGTTCTGGCGTGATGGGAACTTTCTTAGAAAAGTGGCTCGACATTTCACCGCACCACATGTGAAACTAAGCATTTTGATTCAAAGACCTTGAAGTGGAATATGCTTCCAACTTCCAGGCTACAGGTCGTTCGTAGTTCCAGTCTTCCAGAGACTTGCGGAAAAACGTCAGTACGCTATCGATGTCTCGACGATTTTGAATCAACCAGAATTGACCGTTCATCGCGTTAGCTCATCCCAAAGGTCTTCGATAATTGCTTTAACTTCTTCGTACAGCTTTTTAATTACGGTCATAATATTCCTCCACCGACCTTAGCTTCTCCTTTGGATATATGTAGTAAGTGCCTTTACAGTATTGATCCCTTAATACCTGGTAGCCATATGCCCATCCCTGGACGACATACTCACCGTGATATCCAGTAACTAACCAGTAGATCTTTTTCTTGTCGTCTCGGTTAGACAGCAAAAGATTATAGTTATGATTAGGAGACCATCTCACTTCATCGGTATATCCGATATCAACTGCTCGCATCTCAGTGACACCACTCCAATGAACGTTTAAGACTTTACACATCACGAACTCGGATATCGCAGCCTCGATGTGATTGCCCCATTCTTCTTGAGGCAAAGGCTTTCTATCTCGATGTTTATAACCATCAAGAATAGATTCTACTTGCCGCCTCATACCATGATGAGCCGCGTGTTCTATCTCGCGCTGAGTAAGATTAATCTTGACCAAGTTTTAAAAACTCCAAAGCATCCATTTCTAGATGATTCGATAGTTTCTCCACTAGCGATATCTTTGCGTCTTCTCTATGCCTCCACTGACTAACTTGTTGCTTAGTAATACCAAGACTTGAAGCGAGCTCAGTTGAGCTCACTCCATTCTTGACCTGTGCAAGTCGAAGAGACTTACCGAAATTAAAACGGCAAGTCATCGTCTTCTACCGTAGCAGTGGTTTCTGACCCGTAAACATCTTGGATCTTACCAGTCATGACCGGCTGATTTCCTGAAGCATCACGTTTCCATAACGCGATATCAATCGTCTCGCCTTCTTTGATGTCACGGTGAGCAACTACTTTACCGCTAAGGATCGGGCCGCTACCGCCTCGGTCATTCTTCCATAGGCTCACTTTACCGCGATTGTCGTATTCCATTTATATTCTCCCTATAAGAGTTAGATTGGTTTCTAAGTCTTCCAGCAATTTATCAACCGCCGCTGAAAGTGAAGCGATATACTTGTCGTCTCGTTTGACGTTCATAATTAGATTCGGTAGGTCTGGGTGATAAGACATAAACCAGTAATCTTCCAGATCCATCAGCCACATCGTACCTTGAACTTGCGCGTAATACTCTTGAGGCATTTCACCGTCTTTGTGATAGTCGATCAGATATTTAACGTGCGTAGTGTGCATTGGGCACTTAATCTCTAAACCTGAATCAACTATCAACCGATCAGGGCTGCAACCAACTGTCTGCGAATCATTGGTTACAAACCCTACTTCTCGGCAGATTAAATCTGTTTGGAAGCTAAATACATCCGCAGCTTCCGGCTCTAATTCGCGTCCACGCTTCATATGAAAAGTATCGAAGCTATCAAATCTTTTTTTAGCCATCTTCTCAGCTAATAGCTCATGCATGTACTTCTCGCTAGACGCACTAGGCTTACCCGTAGGAGTCAAAAGGTCTTTGAACCGACTCGCAGATGGCACTCCAAGACGTAGCTGAAACCACGCCTCAGAACCTTGTTCAACGTTGTGGATCTTCATTGAGCCGCCTGCTTTGCTTTCTTTTGCTGAAGTTGTTTTTTGGCCTTTTCATACTGCGATTCAGTAAGACGTTTCAAATTCTCTACACCGTAGACTTTTAGAAACGCTTCTTTGCTAGACTTGGTAGCATCTAACATAGCATCAAGGTGTGCGACCTTTTCGTCAGAGATATCTTCTATTCCCAAATCTTGTGCATCAGTGTCCTCATCGGCACAGACTGCCCACATGCTTTGCGCTTGATATCTCTTCAAATAGGTGGCCATCGAACCCAAGTCTTGGATCGGATTCTTAGATGTTTTAGGAACTTCTACGCTTGCTACTTGCTTTACCCACTGACCACTGACATGGGAAATCTGACTACTTACAGCGACATTCCCATTGTAAGCCTCTACCGACTGGATGAACGAAAGTCCGTTAGCACTAGCAACGGGCCTGATACAGCCTAGAACTGATGTGAGATCAGCGTACTCGTTCTTGAAGAAATTGTTCTTCGTGTTTTTGCTTGGATTGCGAATCTCAGACTGTGCCTTAGCAAGCGCAGACGTTAATTCATTGATGCTTTCTGATTGTTCCATTTTCTTCTCCTTTACTGAAACGATTAAAGAATAAACGATTCATGCGAAG